CTAACTGATGTAGGTGCAGATAGTTCCGCTCCTGCTGTTTTTAATGCTGTTGATACGGCTCCTGCCGCTTTTGGAACTGCTTGAGAAGCCATTTCAGCCATCTCTAATGCAGTTGTTGCTTTGCCTGCTACACTTGCAGCTTTAGATGCACCTCCTGTAGCAATTAAACTAACTACTTGACCTAATGCCTGACTAAATTGGTCTGATAAACTATTTTTATACTCTTCATCTTGCGGGGTAAGTTCATCAATTGTTTTGTTATATGCATTACCAAATTTAATTAATGCATTGCTAATAGCACCTTCTCCTGAACCACCTAATACTTTTTTAGTTGCTCCTTGTAAAAGCGTACCCAATCCCTTTGCAGGTTCCCCGATAAGATTTTTTAAAACACCTTTATCAAATCCTGATACTGTATTTAAAAACCAACCTTGCTCTTCTTTAGGTTTTTGTGAAGCCAAAGAACCACCTTCCGAAGATAATTCCGTAGTATCTTTTTTTTTAGAAACAGGCTGAGTTCCACCAACTGCAAACTCAGGGAACTTAGAAAACAACTCATCCTCATTTGTGTACTTACCACTATTAGAGGTAGCTACAAAATCTTTTAACGCATTAATATCATATCCCTGCAATTCAGGGAACTTAGATAATAATGTAGCTTCATCGGGATATTTCCCACTATTAGAGGTAGCTACAAAATCTTTTAACGCTTGTTTTAAATCCGGCATAATTAATTATTTTATTTTGTTCTACCTAATTTTACCACCCGTAATTGCTCCACCACCGCTTTTAACTCCTTTAGGTGTATTATCATTTATAAATTGCTCAAGTGATTTTGTTTGAAGTACTGCTTTTTCTGCTGATAAATCTGAATTATAAGTATATGTCTTACCATTAGGAGCCCTAACTAAAACTTTATTATCAAACCAACTACTTGTATCTTCAACTCCAAATCCTTCAGGAACTACACTTTTTAATCTTTCAGTAGATTGGTCAGCTTTCAATGTAAACAAATCAGGAGTTATTTTAACACCTTTAGGAGCCTCTTCAGCCTCAAATCCTGATGCTTTAGTTTTTGTTTCTAATCCCTTACCTCCTATAAATCCATTAGCAAAACTAACTATTTTATCTTCCGGTAATCCTGTTCCGAATGCAGAAACCATTGCTTTAGTTAACTTTTTAGGGTCAGTTACTTTGCCACCTTCCGTGAAATTATAAACTGTTCTTCTTCCATCTTTATCTGTTATTGTAATTCCTGATTCCGTTCTATCAACTGATTTGCCTGATTTATTTGCCACGTATTTAATTGAATTTGCAATAGCAATAGGGTCAGTTCCCGTTAACAATGTAGCTAAATTTTCTGCAAAGTTTTTAGCATCAGCTATCTTATCAGCTCTTCCTGTTTCAGCCTCAGTACGAGGTCTTAATTCTTCTAATTGAGGAGTAATTTTAACTTCTTCTTTATAGTCGTATTTAGCACGAGCCTCATTACGCATAAAATCATTTGAAACTTTCTTTTGTTCCTCACTAAATTGTGGCGTTGCTTGACCTGAACTTGGGTCTAACTTTAATAAAACTTTATCAGGATTACTTTTAGCCTCAGCCTCATCATATGTAAAACTATATTGCTTTCCGTTTGGTGCAAACTTCTTGCTATTGGTTAAAACAGATAAACGATTATATGGATTTGCAAGAGCTGCATCAATCATTTGATTCTCAGCTTTCATAAAACTAAATATCTCCTCTTTTGTTGTAGGGTCAATATCTTTTCTACTTGTAATATCTGCTATGGTTTTTATTTCACCTGTTCTGCTTAATGTTGCAATTTTTGTTTGCGTGGCTTTTAATTCATCTCCTAAGCCTTTTGCAAATGCATCAGTTACTTCATTGGTATCAAACCTATCAAACTTGCCTGTTATTTGATTTCTTAGTGTATTAATAGATGTAAATTGATTAGGATTGCTATTCATTGCATAAACCTCTTTACCATCTACAACCTTTTTTTCTTTCATTGCTACACTAACTGTTCCGTCAGTTGGATTAATATATAATTGAGACTTATTAAAGTCTGAATATCCTTCTGCCTGAGCCATTAACCATTGCTCTAAATCTTGAGACTTACCTGTCTTATATCTTTCCATTTTATCAGCAAATACTGCTTGATAATCCTTAGTAAGATTAAAAGCACGGTCAGTCCCGTCAAGTAAATTTTGACGAGCAATAGTATAGTCTTTCAACTTCATATTACCCGACTTTAACAATCTATCTTGCATCAGCATAAATTGAGATGCATTATCACCATATTCTAATGCCCACTGATTAGCTCCTTTATGTTCTCCTTGCGGAGGGTTAGCTAATGTTTGACCAAACTCACGAGATGCAGCGTCAATTGCAGCTTTCTTTTGCTCACGAACCTTATTCTCCTGTTGGAGCATATCAGTCATGTTCTTACCTACCTCAGCCCAATTTATCTGCGAGTCAGCGGTTCGTTCTACGTAATTATAATATGTTGCCATTAATTGTTATTTTTTTTATTTTATTATCCTCCTAATGATGGGTTATTATAAAATGTAGAATATGTGTTAAGATTAGGATTCATGAATTGATTCATATTTGGATTAGAATAAAAATTATTAAGTTGTTGTTGATTTTGTTGCTGTTGTTGTTGATTGACTTTATTTTCTAATGCATATTTACCTGTAGTAGGTCGAGATTGAATAGCATAGCCTTTAGCATCTACGCTTTGCCTTTCATATAATGGAGCAAATTGAAGTGCTTGTTGACCCATACTTGTTAATCCTTGGAAACCTTGTTGCATTGATTGTGCTCTTAATTCTTGTGCATTTGCTGCAGCCAACTGAGCTCCTGACACTTCACCTAAATCCAATTGAACACCAAGGTCACGAAGACGACTTTGTTCTTGCAATTGTTTATTTTCTAATGCAGTCATTTCTTGACCCATTGCAGTTCTTATTCCTGCTTGTCCTTGTTGTTGAGCTAATTGAACACGACCCGCTGTTGCTGCCGCACCTCTTTCACTTTCAACACCTGCTTGTATAGCTTGAGCACCTTGAGAAAGCAATGCTTCTCTTTCTAATTCATAAGGTTCTTTTTTAATACCTTGTGAAGCATAAATATTAGTTTCTAATTTCTTACGTGCTTGTTGCATAGCCTCATCAGCATCACGCTCTGCATTACGCATAGCTTTTTTTTGTTCACCTGCTTGTACAAATGATGCTGTAGTTGCCGCTGCCGATAATGCTAATCCACCTAATGCTATTGCTGTTGATGTTGCGATTGCCATATTATAATTTTTTAATCATTTCACTGTTATAAATATCTCCTTTGATATACCCTAATTTTTCGTAAGTTTCAATAAGACTTGTATGCTTTATTAATGCGTACACATATTTACTTCCTGTTTTTTTGCATATATCTGTTAACGCTGACACCAATAACTTAATGGCGTCTTTTCTTTGTGGCTTCTTTGTATATTCCTTGTTTGATATTATCCAATCTACCCAAGCCACTTTAGAATTAGTCAAATACATAAATCCGGCACATATAGGCGTTTCATCATCATAAATAATTATACCACCTTTACCATCATTAGGAAGAAAGTCTCTTTGAGGAGCCTCCCACCCCCACTGCTTCCACCATCCTACGAGAATTTCATCGTAGTCTGTTTCGTTCAGTTCTCGTATATATAATTCCATATTCCTACAAAGATATTAAATTTAAGGAAAACTTTTCATAACTTCTGACTGCACGGCAAATAATTCTACTTTGCTTGTAGAGGTATTTGAGATACTAAAGGTACAATAATGACCTAACACTCCATGAGACTCCGCTACTGAGTTCTTAATATACAAGAAGAACGCATCCTGAATAGGTATAGCCGTAGTTCCCGGAATTGTCGTATCTATAGTCAATTGGTTTACAGATGTCGGCAAATCGACTGTAATAGCCGTTATTTTTCCGGCAAGTACAGGAGTGGTATATGGAGGAACAGAATAATATAGGTAGTCACCTACACTAATAATGCTTCCTATAGATACCGAAACGCTGAACTTAACAATATTTCCACCTGTAACCTGATAGCTTTTACCTATACCATTCACACTTCTTAAGGCTAATTGACCTGTTGAGTTGTTTCTGATAAAGGCAAAAAACGCTGCTTCCTTCTTTTCAAACCATGTTTCTTCTATATATCCCGAATATTGTAAGTCAGTCTCTAAGGTCGCTGCCCATTTGGCGTCGCCTTGTAGATTTATGGTCTTGAATAATTTATTCTCAAGAGGTGCCGTATTAAATACACTTTGAAGAGTAGCAGGCTCAAATGCTAAACTTGGGGTACCAACTTTGGTCCACCACTGCTTATAAAATGTATTCCTTTCTGAATTTACATTGTGTCTATAAAGGTCTCCTCCCTTAAACGTATAGAAATAGTTGTTCATTCCTAACATAAAATCAGGATGAAAAGAATAGAAGGATACCCATCCTCCAACCATATCACTATACGATAATGTATTATTTGCCATAGTTATTTATTTTAAACACATCCTGTGTCGCAACGTGAAATTACATCTAAAGTTAATGTTGTTCCCAAATCACTACTTAACACCGTATATGTTGTACTTGTTAAAGACGTTGAGCCATTAGCACAAGCGGCATCATCTATTATACCTGTGCAATAAGCATTTGCTTTTCCATTACCACCGCTACAACCACTTGATGTCACTTCAACGTAGATTACATCTCCCAAAGAAACATCCCAAGTACCACTTGAATCAGCAATTCTGTTTTCAATAATAGAACCATTTACATATATTTTCATTGAGCCAACTGAAGCATTTGTCTCAGCAAAGGTCCAAGATAAAGTAGCTGTAGGCGTAGATGCACAATTTTGTTCAGGTAATAATACGCCTGACAATTGTTGTCTTGATACAAGTCCATCTGAGTAAAATCCGTCAGCAGCAAGTGTAGTCAAAGTTGCATTTGAAAATACCGAAGTTGCAGAACTTAATGATGGAGCATTTATATAATATGTTGAACTTATAGCCATATATTTATTTATTTTAAGGACAATTAAAACAAGAATCTATTGAACTCACAGTAGAATAACATAATTCTACAGCAACTGATTGTCTAAAATCCCATATCAAATATAGATAATCTTGAAGAGTAGGTACAGTAAATTCTGCATAATTAACGGCTCCGCTTCCTTCATTAGGTGTAGCTGTTGTAGCCAATCCTAATAAAGTATTCAAATCAGTAGTATTATTATTATATAGAGTATCAGATGTGTAATATTTAAACTTATCTTCTGATGGATTAAATACAAACGTATCTGTAGCAAATTGATTTGAAATCAATCTTAATGTGCTACCTGCAGGAGGAAATGCTCCTGTACCAACTTTATCAGTTGTTACATTATATCTTGACACAAGAGGATTGTTAGTACCTGATACAAATGTAACAAGACTTGATTGTAATGGAGAAACAAACTCTTCATTTGTATATCTGTATTGAGTATGAATAGTATCTCCTGACTCGTAATCATTAGTTAAAACTATTTGAACTATAGTAAGACTTGCTGTATTACAACAATCAGCAAGAATACCTAAAGATATATCTCCTGTATAATTTATTGTAATTGATGCAGTTTCGGCAGATATATTATTTTTATCAAATGTCAATGTTCCGCATTCACTTATCCATCCTGTAGTATCACTTGTTCCATTGTAGTCAACTATTATTTCAAATGAACCATCTTCAGATATAGATGCTACAGTGTAATCAATATTAGTTAATCCAATTACAGGTCCTAAGTCAACACAGTAATCAGTTGATTTAATTTCTTCTGCAATTGTAGATAAAGTAAAGGTCTGAGAAATTCCACAATTCAAACATTGAGGATTAGTTGGCAATAAAGTGGTATTGCTTGATAATACATATTCATTCATGTAAGGGTCAAATCCACCAAGTTTCTGAGTATTAAATGACGCATTAAATTCATCTCTAAACCAAGTTCTCATGTTCATTTCAGATACAACCTTAAGCTCCTCATTAGAATATGAGTTACCTCTTAATTGTATAACTACACCACGCTTAACATCGGTAAAATATCTATCATATCCCCACTGAACATAGCTTTCAGGATTAAAACTAATACCATACTTTTCGGTACGAGCAATTTGTGTACCTAAAACTTCAGGTACTGATGCTACTGCACCACCTCCTGTAGAGTCTGACAATAAATTTTTATCAGCTAATACGTATGAAATCTTGTCTTCTTGTAATACAAGCACGTCAGTTTGACGACCATCCAATACAAATATTTCTCCAAATGACGTTTCTAAATTCTTGTAGTTAAGTAAACCTAAGTTAAACTCATTTAATTTATTAACATTTGATTCAGCATTATATACACCACTATAAGTAATATCCGCAAATCTATCTGCTTCCTTGTAATCTTGTGCAGATACACTTGTTACTCTATTACCAAAATTAAATGAATTACCAATAATTGAATCACGAATCTTGTAACTTTCAGCTCCATTTCCAAAAGCAAAACAGTTAAAGAATTTAGTATCTACAATTGCAGAAACGCCTGTGCTATAGTTTTGATTCTGAATGTTTCCCATATGATTACCATTGGTAATTGCAAATGACATTTCATTTTCAAAAAATACATCAGGTAAAGCATCACTTGGTTCAGTTTCAAATATTAAAGTTTTATCAGCACGGAATACAGTAATATTAACCTCAACACTTGAAGCACGAGCGTTTGGATAACCAACCCCTGTACAAGGAAGCGTACCCGTAACCATTAATTGTAATTGGTTAAAATCAGGGTCTCCTGATGCATTGTTTCTATAAAACTTATAGTAATTAGTACAGAAAGCAGTAGGAATATCTCCTGCCGTATTTGTGATAGTAGATATAAACTCATTCTCAGGAGTACAAGCACCTGCTCCCGCATATCTTGTACCATCATTTAAAATTTGCTCTATATTATCTCCTATCCACCAATCATACATATTATCATAGGTATTAGAAGAAACTAATGTTTTTTCTAAAATATTTTTTCTTTGTTCACAAGAGTTACCTACACCACCTCTTATTTGTTGAATACTAAGCACAATTCTACTACCTGCAGGAACAGTATAATCAACCCAAGCTGATGTAGCAGTATCGTATCTATTCATTGGATAATACAAAATAGGATAACCACCTCCTCTTGGGGATACCTCTTTTACTTTGCCGGCAGATATAATTGCTAATTCATCTTGAACAATATTAAAACTGTTTGGATTAATCTTTATGTAAACTCCCGCAGGAATTGGTATATTAACAGAAGGGTCTAATTCACTTGGTATCTCTAAAAAACCTGCAGATTGAGAAGACTTCTCAAGAACAGTAGCATATACACAAGAAGTAGTTGCACCATTAGAATCTGCTTTAACAATCAATCTATCCCCTGTCTCAACTTTACGTGCATTCTCACCTTCAAGTAAAAAATATGCATTATTAGTTAATGGGTCCTCGAAAAATATACTACAATAAATTGTCTCATAATTTTCTTGGTCAGGTTTAATAACAAATTTATATCTTGTCGCCCAAACCGGAGGAAGTTGTGTTGGTGGTATTGTTACTTGAATTGAATTTTTATAAGCAGAAAATCCACATGGAACGTGCACAGTATTATTTGGACTTACTAATGCGGTTGTTGCTCTATTAAAGTCATCCATGTAAAGAATTGCAATCTCGTAATCTCTATTACTATGTAAACTTTGAGGATTTGCTATTTCTTGAAATGTAGCCTCGGCTAATGTAACTGCATAATATTCATAAAAAGTTTGAGTAGGAGTTGTGATATTATTTACATATCTCATTGCAGGGAATTGAAATCCAATCACACTACTTGCGGGAGTTGTAATAATATTAATAGGTTGACCTACTACACTAATACCGCTTCCGTTTTTTATAAATGCATCTAAGTTATTAGGTATGGCACAATTAAACGAATCTGTAAACGTAGTTCCATTACAAGAATTTGCTACAGTTTGTATATTAGCTGTTGTTCCTACAGAATTTTGAAACTCAACACTTGTCGCCAATTGATATACTGACGTATAATTTCTTGATAAAAAAAATGCAAAGTTAAGTTTGACATCATCAGTTTCTTCCGTAGGAAAAGGTGTTTGACCTGAAAATTGAGAGTGCGTTATTGATATTTCTAAATTAATAGCAGAACCTGCAACTAAATTTTGACCTGATAAATCAAATGTAACAGTAGCATCCGTAACACTAACACTTCCATTAATAGTGTAATTTCCTGTAGTAGTAGCATCATCTATATTTGAACTTCCTATTGCTTCAGATACTAAATCAGTACTGTATTCAAATTTAATTGGAACTCCAAATTCATCCACTAAATCATATCCTTCAACATAATTACCATACATTAACCTATTACCCATAATTGTTTGAGCTTTAGCATAACGAGGTACGTTGTCGTATAATCTTAATAATTCAGACTCAGGTAATATTGTAAATATTTTACTATTAGTAAATGTGTATTGATACTCAGTATTATTAGCAAGACCTAAATTAGATTTGTCAAGTTTCTCAATAACTTTAATAACATTTCCATCAGCTTGTTTAAATAATAGGTCAATGCCAACTACAAGTGAACTGCCTGAATTATAAGTAATTCTTGCAGAGTTGCAAAAATTAGTCATTCCCTCATTTAAAAAACTATCAACACTAAAACTAAATGGATTAGGTACAAATGCAGGTTGAGACCACTGAGAAGTAGCACTATACTCTCCGTCAATATATTGGTATCTATAAGCAAAACAAATAAATCTTGTATCTAAAAAATTTTCCTGACCATTAGTTACAATTGGTTCAACATCAGGAGACTCTACCGGAGGCTTTTTAATAACAAGTAATGACTCAGCACTAATTTGGTCTATATTACTAATAGGATTTGGATAATTTCTATTTATATTAATAAACCTTGGAGCATTATAATCATCAGTAAAAAATAATAAGTCATTTAAAATATTAATTCCTGTAACTAAATAGGCAGGATTAAAATTTAAAGTTGTATTTATGCCACCTCCATCATTTATGCTTATAACGTGATAAGTCAATGTATTTGCAGAAACATTAAAAGAAACAATCATGTCAAGTTTACCTGTTGCTCCTACAGAAAAGTTAGGGTCGTGAACAAGCCAATATATAGTTTCGTTAACACTATCTTGGAGTGCACCAATACATTTTGCAGATGAGCTTAATGGTGTACCATTAATATATGTCAATGACGTAAGGGGAAGATTCCCCTTTGTATTTTCAATAACTCCAACCTCAGAGTTCTCGGTTGAACCCATCCTAATATTCATAGCATCTATATACTCACCTTCAGGAAGTAACCTTTGGTCAACAACCTTATTCATTCTACCCGCTATAAAGTTTCTTGTAAAATTTGCCATTTTATTTTATTTGCTTGTCCATTCCTCTCATGTTCATTAATAATCTTCCCGGATGGATATTACTTATTCTGATTTTTGCATTACTTAATAAAGCCTTTCTTTTTTTACGAGAGCGAGCAATAATATACTCTTGAACACCAAGTTTAGAACTCAATATCTCATACTCAATTGCTGCATAGATATACGCTTCAAATAACTTGTTCACAGTAATCAATGAGTTATCTCCTCCTTCCATACCATCAGACACATACTCAAGAATACAAGACTCTCCTGACATTGCCGAGTCAAAGTTAATAACTCCTGCCTTTCTATCAACATTAAATGTAGGATTAAAATTTGCAGTCTCAGTATTTAAGCCATAAGCTGTACCAATGTTGTAGTCAAAGTACCACATTCCATCGTAGTTCCAACCTAATTGACCATTAAACTGACTGCCTTGGTTTAAATAAATGCTCTTCTTAATATGAGTCAATCTATCGTAGTCAATCTCAGAATACTGAGGACTTAATGCATTACCATATTGGTCGAATAAAATACGACCTGTGTTGTCCTGAAGGTAAGCCTTAGATGATAATGTTTGGATATTCTCAGATAATGGACGTAACCATCCATTCTTATACAATGATACTCTTACCCAATTGACATAGTCAGATGGTAAAATGTATCTTAAATTGTCCGGAACAGTTAACTCTAAAACTTTAATCTCTTTAAACGCATCGTAGTTTAACTCCTGAATAGCACGCTTAGCGTGGAATAATACCTTATAACGTTCTTCATTATTTACTAATGAGTGGTTTCCTGCATACATCAACAAGAAGTTGTTGACGATGTCAGTTAAACTGATGAATTGGTAAGACCCCCAATTCTTATCCTCAGGTACAACCCCTCCATTCTCATAATATTCATATTGTGATATATATGCCATATCTTAATTTTTTATTGTTGCATACTAAATGTAGGTTGCTCATGTTGTTGTTGTGCCATACCAAATTGTGTAACCTCAGTCTCACGAATAGATATACCTACATATTCAAGAATCTTTGTAACTAATTTATACTCATCTTCAGGAGGCAATTCAAAGTCTTGATAATCAGATTGTGATTGGTCAAATATAGGCTCTCCATTAGCAAGTGTAATGTATGTCCATTTTGGCACCTTAGGATACCTAAAATACGTTGCTTGAACTTGACCCTTATTACTTATCGTTGCAGGATAAAAAGTCAACTCAGTGCCTTGTAATCCATAAACAGGGAACTCTATAGTAGGTTGCGTTAAATTAGAATTTACTAATAACGTAAGTTTATTGTTGATTACCTTTTCTGCTTGAACATTTGAAGATGCAGAAATAACAACGTAAGAGTTTCCTGTAGCTAAAAATATATTTGAATCTAATAACAGAACAGTATTGCTTGATACAGATACCACAGTTGAAACTAATCCTGTAGTTAAATTAGTAACTACATCTCCTGCTGAAATATCAGATGTTAAAAATGCACCTGCAGTATCAACTAATTGACTTGCCACTACTGATGTATTTGTACCCGTCTTGAGAACTACAGGCTTACATTTAACATCCAACAACATATAAGTATCATATCCTGTTGTAGAAGGAGTAGGCATTGAGAATTTATTTGCTGAAATCTTTGAAAGATAGTCTGTTCTTAAAAAATATTCTAACACCTCAGCTATTGGTTGTTCAATATCGGCATAATCTACGCCTGATGTGCGAGCATTCTCAGCATTTATAACTTTGTTATAACTACTAAAATATTCCTCGAATATTTCCATTTGCGAATTGGCTGCAAATGAGTTAAAGTCAGATGGAGATATATACCCATAGTTATTCTTATTGGCTATGGATAATACCGCATTTCTTACCGAATTTATCATTAGTTACTTTTTTACAAATATACGTAAAAAAAAAGAGGGTACAATAAGTACCCCCTCCAACCATCAATCAATAATCAATGCCTATTAACCTAAACTTGCTTCTAACATTTTTAAGGAATCAATACCTTCATCGCTTTGTAAGAAATGACCTGCCATCTCATATGGGTCTTCCCCAAATGGAACCGACAACATCTTCTTTTTATTAGTGGCTGTATTAAACCAAATCTCCTTTTCTCCATTTCTAAGCACTAATAACTTGTTTTCAAAGAATAAACGAATCTTAGCTTGGAACTTTAATTCAGGGTCATTTAATATATTCAAGAACTCTTTAGGGTCTCTTTTAGCAAAAACTAATATATCACGCTTCAATTCTGCAGTAGAAACGGTAGATGGGTCCTTACCAAACATTACTCTTGTAAGAGTTTCTAATTGCTCAAGTGTTAATGCACGAGCTTCAACTAAAGCCTCAATCTCTAAATCTAAATCTTGAACTTCTGAAGCGGCATCTTTTTCTTTATCTACTTCTGTAAATATTACACCATTTAAAGGGTGGTAATGCAAAAACTGCTGTAATACAGGATTTTGTTTTGGGACTCTTAAGAATCCATCCTCAAAAATAATTGCTTCTATGATGGCATTTCCATCTTGTTCATCCTCAAACGGGGACTTCTGATTCGTACAATATCTTAATGCACGATTAACATTATTCTTCTCATCAAACCACATTAACGGGAATCTTGGGTGATTTCTTGACGCTAATGTATAGGATAAAGGGTTTCCTATTTTTAATCTATAAACCTTATCTACGGGAGTTATACTCTTTGCCATTTTTATTTAATTTAATTTAATTTAAAAAAAGGAGAGTGTCTTTAAAGACACCCTCCCATTATAGTTACTCAATACTATCCGTAACGGAATAATACAAAGTTGTTTGCACCTAAAGTACATACGCAACGCTCAGAAAGGAAGTTTACCTCCATTGCATCCAAGTCGCTTGTGGCAGCACCACCCGCAGAACCTGTAATCCAAGTCTTGTATCTTCTATCTTCTGCCTCAGAAGCACGGTATCTTACGTGTAAGAATGGACGCTTAGCGTTCTTACCCATAATTTGGTCGTACACTGAAGTTGAACCTGCAGGAACCATTAAACCTGTAATAGTACCTGTTGCAGTTGCAGCAGTTGTGTTTAAACCACCACGCATTGTTGGGTCATTTAAGTATTTCCAATCAGACT